GCCGAGGTCGAGCGCAAGATCCACTTCTGTGCGATGGACCTGCCGCACAGCGACGCCTGTTTTGTGCAAGCCTATCCGGCGCAGACCGCCAAAGCGTTTTGTGACGGGCGCAACGCCGCGTTCGAGTTCTTTGGCAGGGTGGTACATCCAGATCGAGAATACGGGCTGACGTATTGGTTTAACGTCGCCGTTGCTGGTTGCGGCACCGATAAGCATAAAATCGACGAGGCTTCTCATCTGCCGCATCTCGTGCAGCGGAGTGATTGAAAGTTTCGGAACACGCCGGACACCCTTACGCGCGCGCGAGGGCTTCGAGCCTTACTGCATGAAGCCACCGACAGCAATCACCTCAGAGCAATTTCTCCTTAGGGAAACAAAATGCGAAAAGCTCGGCCAGCGAGGCGTGGGTTAAGTCGGGCTCGGACCGGTCGCGCAGATGTACTGCCATTCGCTCGGCTTGTGCCATGATTATGCTTGATGCTCCCTCACCGTCGTGGTGATCGCGGCGCGTGATCGCCGCATCAGCAGCCCGTAACGCCTCTGAATCTGGAATCGACGCAAGCTCGCCGGCCGCCTCCTGACCGCGCAACAAGCTGAGGGCAAGCGTCGGATCGAGGCCCATCAACGAAAGCCGCTCCCGGATTGCCTCACAGATCTCGACGATGGCGCGGCGGGTATTGCGGCGGTGTGCTGCATGCCGATCGGCCCAGTGGGTCTCCGCTGCCTTTATCTCCAAACGCGCCAGCCAGTGTTTGATATGCTGGTTGATGACACTCATCTGATTTCTCACGGAGAGAGAGAGAGAGAGAGAGAGAGAGAGAGTTGATCATGCAGCCGCTCTCATTGCAGGGGTTCAATCGGGCTTGATTCGGCCACCGCGCAAGCGACTGGTGGCAATGCCGGTCTGCGGTGTCGCCACGTTCAGCTTAGCCTCGAGAGCTTGGAGGCGTTGAACGATCCCGTCGGTGTCGATTGCTCTGATGTAATTATCGACGAGCCGCGACAACTCAGCTGCTTCGCCCGGTGTGATCGCGCCGGGTGCGACGGCGGCTGCGATTGCGGCCACCGCTTCGGCCGCATCGGCCGTCGAACGGAGCGCCGGCAGCTGGAAGCGTACCGATCGTTCGCGCGGTGGTGGCCGCCGAGCTCTGATCAGCGCTAGGAGTAAGTTATCCGAGTAGCGGCGGACCATGATCGGTTGGCCATCATCATCGCGAACCAGTTTACCTGCGCTAACCAATGGTTCTGGCACGCCTTCGACGGCGCGTCGTCGCGCCTCGTTCTCGAGTCGGTCGGCGGCGCTCTCCTCGGCTTCTTCCCAGGCGGCAGCAAAAGTCGGGTCCATCTTTCGCAGTTCGTAGACACGGGTCCGGCTCGTGCCGGCCAATACCGCTGCGTTGGTAACGCTGGCCGTCTCGGCGAGTGCCTTGATAAAATGCTGCTGACGTTCTGGGGTGAGTTTCAACTTTCTCATCGGATGTGTCCCCGTCCAGCGCCGACCGGCCTTCCACATAATCGCGCGCAGTGCATCAAGTCCGCACTGGCTGTCAGACCAGAGGACGGCTTTGCTTGGCTGCGATGAAAGATGCCGACTGGTTCAGCGGCACTCGAGAGGTTACAGGCGAGTGTCGTCATCACGACGCTTCGCCGAATATCGAAGATCATCATTTCTACTATCCATCATCCCGCGTTCCCGCGCTGACTCCGCAGCGGTGAAACCGGGTCGGTCAAAACATGTTTGCCGGCCTATTTCGGCCGGCGCGCTGGTGAAGGGCGATTATTTTTGTAACCCGGGGGCGACTTTGGATTTTAGCCATCCAGTACCCCGTCTTGTAGCACCCGTGCGCAACGAGGGTCAAGCGATAATATTATCTATTCAATAAAAAGCCTCATTTCACATGCGTGCTATAATCTTAACATGCAGCCAGGACCACACAGGGGCCCAGGGTCTTCAGAAATCTGCCCAGCGTGCGCCATTCAAAATTTCGAGCTTGCGATGGGAGCCTGGCGATGCTATGAATACGCAAATACATTATGCTATAAGTTGAGTTAATATTACGATAGTAATAACATCCCACGATAATTGCTGTCTTAGAAATTTAGCACAATGGTTTGATGAATGGCGTGCTGGGATTCGCTAACCGCGCGGCGTTATCACGCGCTGGTCCGATTGGGCGTTTCCCGTCGTCCGGCGGTCACGCCCGTTTCCGCGCAGAGGGATCACAGTACCCTCGCATTGGTGTCGTCCGGCCCCGGTAGCACCAGGAATATTCGTGACGATCGCCACTCCGGCCCTGCTCTGCATCCGGCCTGGGACAATAGCTGGCGTGATAGCGCTTCAGTCGGTAGGGTGTGAATTGTGCGCGTCTGTGCTACGGCGCGCCGAGCTGGCGTAGCTTCGCGGCAAAATTTGTCGGAGCCAGCCATGAACGGATCATGCTCGGCATTGGCCATCGGTGACCGGCTGAGCAACTCTGTTTGCCGATTTACACGACCGGGAAATTCATGCAAATCCTGAAAAAAAGCTATGATCATCAATCCCGCATACCCTCTGACCGCGCCTGAAAATTGCGGTCATTTGTTGGCTTTGACGACTGAATCAGATTCACCGCTGTTGGACGCCGCTTCCGAAGCGGGTGCGCTGAGGCGCACATGTGTGCAGAGCAAGAGCGGCGAGATGGCTGACCTACTGGTTTCCGAGGTGCCCAATGTCGATACTGAAATGGACCGATTTCACAACCGCACTCGACGAATTGGACATCTGGCCGATCTTGGCGCGGCCTAACCAACTGCCCCCACCAGGTGAGGACTGGTTCGCCTGGTTGCTGCTCGCCGGTCGTGGTTTCGGGAAGACCCGGGCATTGGTCGAATTCGTGCGCGAGAAGGTCGCCGCCGGCGCGGCAATGCGAGTGGCGCTGGTGGCGCCGACGGCGGCCGATGCAAGGAATATTTTGGTCGAAGGCGCGAGCGGTATCCTCGCCTGTTCGCCGCCGTGGTTTCGGCCATCTTTCGAACCGAGCAAGCGACGGCTAACATGGCCCTCAGGGACGATTGCGACGCTCTACAGTGCAGACGAGCCGGAACGGCTCCGTGGTCCGCAACATGATCTGGCCGCGGTTGATGAACTCGGCAGCTGGCGGTACCAGGAGGCCTGGGATAACCTCATGCTGGGACTGCGCTTGGGCGACCGACCGCTCTGCGCGGTCGCGACGACACCGCGGCCAACCAAGCTGATCAAGGATCTGGTGAACCGCGAGGGCGCCGGCGTCGTCGTGACGCGTGGGACTTCCTATGAAAACCGCAGTAACCTGGCGCCGCAATTCTTCGACCTGATCACGAAGAAATACGAAGGCACAAGACTGGGCCGGCAGGAACTAATGGGCGAATTGCTGGTCGACGTTCCCGGCGCGTTGTGGAAGCTCGACCAACTGGAGAGGCTTCGGCGCAGTCAGGCACCGGAGCTACAGCGAATCGTGGTCGCGATCGATCCGAGCGGCTCCGGCAGCGAGGAGGCGGACGAATGCGGCATAGTGGTCGCCGGCGTCGATGGCGACAGTCATGCATGGATTCTCGCCGATGCGTCCGGCAAATATCAGCCGACGGAGTGGGCCAAGCGAGCGATAGAGTTGTACTACGAGCTCGGAGCCGACCGCATTGTGGCCGAAACGAATTTCGGTGGCCAAATGGTAGAGGCGACGATGCGAGCCGTCGATCGGAATGTCGCCTACTGTGCGGTCACCGCCAGCCGCGGAAAAGTGACCCGTGCGGAACCGGTTGCCGCGCTCTACGAGCAGGGGCGCGTGCACCATGTCGGCACCTTTCCAGAGCTCGAGGATCAGATGTGCGCCTTTACCGTACCGTTCAACAGAGCCAGAGCCGGGTTTTCTCCCGGACGTGTCGACGCGCTAGTCTGGGCATTGACCGATCTCGTTTTGCAGCCGATGAATAGCTGGGGAATGTTCGAACTTACGAGGCGCCAAGCACTGGGGTTGCCTGTCGGGAAATCGAAGCCTGCGACGGAAGCGGCCCAATCCCTGCCCCAACCCGGCTCCATGGAGTGGTTTGCGGCACAGCGGAAGTCGAGCTGAACCGCTGTGGCTAGCCGCGCTTAGGTTTTTGTGCAGTTTTTCAGCCGCTTTCATTTCTACAGCGGCCGATCGTGCTCTCCTGGGACCTCGCTGTAATATGATATGTGGGCTCAGGCCGGTGAAAGCGCACCATCGCAGCCGATCGGGCAGGTGCCGTCCACAGCTGCAACGAAAAGTCCGTCGATTTCCTCGGCAAGACTCTGCTCTGTGGGAGTGGTGCGTTCACTCCGCGTAGGCTTTCTGGAGATCGGCGCGATGCGGCGGTCGAAAAATCATGCGCTCCTCGGCCGTTAAATATGCTGACATAATCACAACTGCCACGCGATACAATACAACTATTACGATTGAGATTC